GTTCATTAGATATATACAATAATCCATTCTCAAATCGTAATTTGTTTGGAGGTAATCATACAAACGCTAGATTAACAGCTTATACGAGAACAAAAGGTACAACTGTTATGAACACACCTATGACTATGGCCAATTGGGCAGACCATAGAGTGGTTGGTTTTAATGATACATCTATTAATGGTACAGTCGTTCAAATAAGAGATTATGCAATAGATAACTTTAAAACATATATTGCATATCCAACTCAAATAACAACTACTGTTCCTTCTATTGGTTGGGACCAAACAGATATTACATTTGATGCAACAGATTTAACTTTTGATAACACATAATCGTAAAAGATGTATAAATATTAGGGAATTTTAAGAGAGTAATCAATGGCAAAACAAAGTCTAAATTTAGGAACAGTCGCTGATGACGGTACAGGTACCACGATACGAGCTGGTGGTGACTTAATTAATGATAACTTTAATGAAATCTATGGAATATTAGGTGATGGTACTACTTTATACAGTTTAACTTTTCCAAATGCTACGGATACTGTTGTAGGTCGTGCAACTACTGATACTCTTACTAATAAGACTTTAACAAGTCCTGCTTTGACAAATGCAACAGGAAGTTTATCAAGTCCTACAATTACATCTGGTGTTGTTGCAACAAGTTTAGATTTAAATGCTAGTGAATTGATTTTAGATGCAGACGCAGATACATCAATTACAGCAGATACAGATGACCAAATTGATATTAAAATTGGTGGCAATGACAGAATTACTTTACAATCTGGTATTATTGACTTAAAGAATGATGGTGCAGAATCGCAAATTAAATTATATTGTCAAGTAGGTAATGCACACTATACACAAATTCAAGCATCACCACACGCAAATTACGGTGGTGGTAATGTAACAGTTGTCGTTCCAGCAGTTGCAGGAACATTGGCGTTAAAACCAACAACAACAAATGCAACAGGTGATGGTTCTACGGTAGCCTTCACTTTAACAAATATAAATAATGATGTAGATAGTATTATGGTATTTTTGAACGGGGTTTTACAAAGACCTACTACTGATTATACCGTGTCAGGTACAACACTAACATTTGGTACGGCGCCAGCAAATGCTGATGCTATCACAATTAAGGAGTTTTAATAAATGTCAAACAAAATTAAAGAATCAAATATCACAGATAGTGCTGTAACCACAGATAAGATTGCTGACAACGCTATCACAAGTGATAAGATTGCTCCTGGTGCTGTTGTAGCAGCTGATGTTGGTGACGGTACAATTACAACGGCTAAAATTGCAGACGCAAATGTAACAACGGCTAAAATTGCAGACGCAAATGTTACATCAGGTAAAATAGCTGCTGATGCAATTGACGGCACAAAAATAGCAGATGATGCTATTAACTCAGAGCATATCACAGACGGTTCTGTAGATAATGTTCATTTAGCAGGTTCTATTGCTAATGACAAATTAACAAATTCAAGTATTACAATTAACGGCACATCAATTGCTTTAGGCGCAAGTGGTAACATTGTTGCTGGTACAGACTGGCAATCAGTTATTACAGGGGCTGGTGGTTCTTCAACAGCAGTTGCAAGTGAAGGTTACCTAATTGACACGAGTTCAAACACACATACTCTTAATTTACCAGCTTCACCTAGTTTAGGTGATGAAGTCGCAATTGTTGATGTCGGCGGTAACGCTGCTACAAATGCAATTACAATTGGTCGTAATGGTTCAAATATTGAAGGCGAAGCGGCAGATGTAGCTTTAAGTGCGAATTATGGTGCTTTAAATTTAGTGTATGGTGACGCAACATCAGGTTGGATTAGATATAATAACGAATCTCCTGACACATTTATTGAAGCAACAGGTGGTACAGTAACAACAACTGGCAATTACAAAATTCATACCTTTACATCATCAGGATGTTTTGTTGTTAGTGCTTTAGGTAATTCTTCCGGAGGCGGAAGTGAAGTGTCATATTTAGTAGTTGCAGGTGGCGGCGGCGGAAGTTCAGGATTGTCAGGCGGCGGAGGCGCTGGCGGTTTTAGAGAAGGTAGAGCTGCAAATGATACATACACAACTTCTCCTTTAGTTGCACCTAGTGGACTAACAATATCATCAACAACTTATCCTATTACAGTAGGTGCTGGAGGAGCTGCAGGTGTACCAGATGGTGGTGATGCCTCTAATGGCGGTAATTCAGTTTTTAGTACAATAACATCAGCCGGCGGCGGTTTTGCTGCTGGTTATGGTCCTCCAGGCGGTACTGGTGGCTCAGGAGGTTCTGGCGGCGGAGGCGGAGGTAATGCTACTAATCCTGGCGGTGCAGGTAATACACCTCCAGTAAGTCCTTCACAGGGAAATCCAGGTGGCACAGGAACAGGTTCAAGTCCAGGTCGTGCTGGTGGCGGAGGCGGTGGTGCCGGACAAACAGGCGGTAGTGCTCCAGGCGCTTCAAAATTTGGAAATGGAGGAAACGGACAACATACAGAAATTAATCCTGCTACAGGAGCTCCTGGTACTTCACCTCAAAATCCTAGTCCAGCAGGAAATAATTATTATGCCGGAGGCGGCGGAGGTAATGGAGACCAAGCAGCTAATAGTGATCCCACAGCTAGTGGTAGAGGCGGCGTTGGAGGAGGCGGCGACGGTAGAGAAGATGGACCCGTAGGAGCAGCCGGTACAACAAATACTGGCGGCGGAGGCGGCGGCGGCGGCGCTGGTCCAGGCGGCGGCAGAGCTGGCGGCTCAGGAATTGTGATTATCAGATACAAGTATCAATAATGAGTATAAATAGTATAAAAGGAAGATAGAGAAAAATTATGCCAGCGATTATTACAAATAAATTTAGATTACACAATGCTCAGCAATTCATTGAATCTTTCAATGAAGCGGCCAACACGGTGTACTATATGGGTATTGGCCGACCACAAGCGTACGGCACCCTAACTAGAGGTGACAGTCGTACTGAAAATGAAGGTACAGACACATCTCCTTTAACTCCAGTCGATTCCGTTAAAGACGAATTTTACTATTTTGACGATTTATTGGCTGCAAAAAGAATTCAAACAGCAGATGTAACAAATGTTATCCCTAGAAGAAATTGGACTTCAGGAACAACTTATGATATGTACCGACACGATTATGGTAATAGAATTACTGGCACTACTACCAATCAAACTTCTTCAAGTGGTGCATCTACTTTATGGGACTCTACTTTCTATGTACTATCAAGTGCAAATCATGTTTACAAATGTTTAGATAACAATTCAGGCGCAAGTTCTACAGTAGAACCTACAGGCACATCAACATCTATTCTATCAACTGCTGACGGATATAAGTGGAAATATATGTACTCACTTACTTCAGCACAACAAGTTAACTTTTTATCAACTGACTTTATGGCCGTTGCAACTGATAGCACAGTTTCTTCAGCTGCGACAGATGGTGCAATTAATGTTGTGTTAGTAAAATCAGTAGGTTCAGGTGGTACAGACGGTACACACACAAGTGTGCCAATTAGAGGTGATGGTACTTCAGGTACAGTTACAGTTACAATTTCATCTGGTGCAGTTTCAGCTGTCACAGTTACAAACGCAGGTTCAGGTTATACTTTTGGTTACATCACATTAGCTGATGTTATCGCAGCTGGCGGTACAGGTTTATCTGGTGCAGAATTTGATTGTATCATTGAACCAAAAGGCGGTCACGGATTTAATGCTGTCGAAGAATTAGGTGGTTATTATGTAATGACTAATACTAATTTCGAAGGAACAGAAACATCAAACTCAGCTGACTTTACAGCAGCAAATGATTTTAGACGAGTTTGTATTATTAAGGATCCTGATACAGGTGGTTCAGCGGCCACTTCAACAACTTTAAGAGCAACAAAAGCAGTTGTATTAACTTCCGTTTCTGGCACATTTACAGCTGATGAAGAAATTAATCAAGCAACAACAGGTGCTGTAGGAAAAGTCGTTGAATGGGACGCAACAAATAGTATTTTATACTATGTTCAAACAAGATTTAATGACCATGGTGTAGATAGTAATGGTGATGCAACAGCATTTAGTGGCGCTAATGTAATCACAGGACAAAGTTCAAGTGCAACTGGTACGCCAGACACTTCACAAACAGGAACAGTTAATCAACAATCATTTACTTCAGGTTATTCAGCTTCCGAGTTAGATGCTGATAGTGGCGATGTCATTTATGTAGAAAACAGAGCACCTATTACAAGAGCAACTGACCAAACAGAAAATGTTAAATTGATAATTGAATTTTAAGAGGGAAATAAATGCCAAGTCCAACTGACTTTAACCTCACGCCTTATTATGATGATTTCACGGAGAGTAAAAAATTTCACCGTGTTTTGTATAGACCAGCATTTGCTGTTCAGGCTAGAGAGTTAACACAATCACAAACGATATTACAAAATCAGATTGAAAGATTATCTGACCACATCTTCAAGCAAGGTGCAATGGTCATTCCTGGCCAAATTTCCTATGACTTAAATTACTATGCTGTAAAATTATCAGCAAAATCAGTTTCAGATATTACAAAATATAATGGAGTTAGATTAACAGGTGTAACTTCAGGTGTTATTGCAAATTGTATAGGTGTAGCCGCTACAGACGGTACTGACCCCGATACTTTATTTGTGAAGTATGAAACTTCAGGAACAGACAACGCTACAACAGCTTTTGCAGACGGCGAAACTTTAAATTGTACTATTGAAAGTGCAGCTGCTACAGCAACTGTAGATACAACAGCAACAGGTTCATCAGCTTATATTGGTGAAGGTGTTTATTACATTAATGGGTTCCATGTTCAAGTTTCAGAACAAGTTATCGTATTAGACAAATATACAAATTCTCCATCATATAGAGTAGGTTTAGCAGTTACAGAATCTTTTGTAACACCAAATGACGACTTATCTCTAAACGATAATGCACAAGGCAGTTCAAATGTTAACGCTCCTGGTGCTCATAGATTTAAAATTGATTTAACACTTTCAAAAAGAACACTCACAAGTACCGAAGACCAAAACTTTATTGAATTATTAAGATTAAAAAATGGTATTATTCAAAAT